ATCAAACTAATGAGAGAAGCCAATGCTAGAAAAACAGATTGAAGGCGCTGTCTGCGACTACGCCAAGGCCAAGGGCATTTTGGCCTACAAGTTCACCTCACCCGCTCGAGCTGCTGTGCCTGACCGCTTGTTCATCACACCTCGGGGCACGTTTTGGTTCTGCGAGTTCAAGCGCACGGGAGCCAAGGCTACCGAGGCTCAGCAGCGTGAGCACGACAAGCTGCGTATGCACAACGTCAACGTGTTCGTGATCGACAGCGTGCAGGAAGGCAAGTACATGGTTGATTTGATGGGGGCATCATGACTGACGAACAAATTATTGAGATGGCTAAACAAGCCCATGTTGGCAGCAAAACATGGGTTGATATTTACAGCGACCAAATTACTGTCGGCGAAGTGCGTGATTTTCTTAAAGCCTTTGCCAAACTGGTAGAGGACAAAGTAACAGCGCGTTATATGCAGTTGTTTCTTGACCCTGAAAATCAGCCAACACAGTTTGGTACAGCAACTCAAGAGTATCGTCAGCAGGAAATTAAAGATGAGCGTGAGGCGTGTATTGAAATTGCTGAAAAGCAACGCTATGCCATGCTTATTAGCTTAACTTCGCACCCTGCACAAAACGGTACAGCAGTTGGAATTGCAAATCAAATCAGAGCAAGAGGTGAAGCATGACTGACGAACAAATTGCAAAACTATATGACCAAGCCTTGGTTATTGAAAGCAATGGTGACTATGTCGCTGGCGAATTAGACCCCATAAAGTTTGCCAAACTGGTAGCACAGCATGAGCGTGAGGCGTGTGCAAAGGTGGCAGACGAACATGATTTTTACGGCGTATCTATAGCACGAGACATCCGAGCCAGGGGAACCAATGCTGACTCCTGACATGCTGCACGACTATCAGAAGAAGGCAGTCAACTTCCAGTGCACCCACCCCAACTCGATGCTCTGGCTCGACATGGGCCTGGGCAAGACCGTGATCACCCTGACCAGCATGGCGCACCTGATCCGCACTCAGTTTCTGAAAGGCGTCCTGATCGTGGCTCCGATCCGGGTCATCCGGCTGGTCTGGCGTCAAGAGGCTGTGAAGTGGGAGCACACCAAGCACCTGCGATTCAGCATGGTCATGGGCAACAAGGACCAGCGCACCAGGTCTTTGCTGCGCGAGGCCGACATCTACCTGATCAACTACGAGAACCTCAAGTGGCTATCGGAGACCTTGCACACCTATTTCGTCAGCAAGGGCAAAGAGCTGCCCTTTACCGGCATCGTGTGGGACGAGATCAGCAAGATGAAGAACAGCGCCACAGACCGGGTCAAGGCGACCAAGAAGATCCTGGACAAGTTCGTCTGGACCACTGGGCTCACCGGCACACCGGCCAGCAACGGCTACAAGGATCTGCATGGTCAGTTCTTGGTCGTGGACCGGGGCATCCGCTTGGGCACATCGAAGACGGCTTTCCGCACCCGGTTCTACCACAAGGTCGGGCCGTTTAAGGAGGTGGCTTTCGCTGATACCGAGGAGACCATCAAGAAGCTGATCGGCGACATCACACTCGAGATGAGCGCGGAGGACTACAACCCGCTGCCCGACCTCATCGTCAACAACGTGGAGATCGAGATGCCCGAGGCGCTGCGGTCCAAATACGACTCGATGGAGCGGGAGTTCTTCCTTCGCATGGACAGCGGCGCGGAGGTAGAAATGTTCAACCAGGCGTCGCTCACCAACAAGTGCCTCCAGTTCTCCAACGGAGCCATGTACCCGGTGGCCGGGATGCCCATGTGGGAAGCGATCCACGATCTGAAGCTCGAAGCCCTTGAGGAGATCATTGACGAGGCCCAAGGCTCACCGATCCTGTGCGCCTATGCTTACCGGTCCGATGCCGAGCGCATCATGACCAAGTTCAAAGACTTGCGCCCGATCAACCTGACCGAGTGCAAGAGCGAGAAGGATCTGAACAATGCCATGACCCGCTGGAAGGGCGGTGACTGTGCGTTGATGATCGGTCACCCGGCGTCGATGGGTCACGGCATCGATGGGTTACAGAAGAATGGCCACATCCTCGTGTGGTTTGGGCTCAACTGGAGCCTAGACCTGTACGAGCAGTTCAACGCCCGTGTGCGGCGTCAGGGCCAAGGAGCACCTGTCATTTGCCATCGCATCCTGATGCAGAAAACCTTGGATCAGGCTCAAGCGTTGGCACTTGACGACAAGGCGCAGACCCAAGCGGGTCTCAGAAATGCAATCAAGCAATACAGACAGTCAAAAGGAGTTTAGTCATGGAAATTAACGACACCACCCGATGCTATCCCCGCACCCTCGAGGAAGCATTCCCCTGGGAGCCCAAGAACGCTGAATGGATCGAGAAGTTCGAGGTGCAGCCGCTCGACTACAGCGAATACGTAATTCTTGCTTGTGCGACCATTGTGCTGTTGTGCACACTGGTTCTTGTTTGGAGGTTGTGATGAAAACCAAAGAAGCACTGGCACAACCAGAGCTTGAGCCAATAGCATTTGTCACCGGAACCCATGCAGGTTATTTTGTCGTCAGGCCAACTGACCCTGCGTTGGTATTGCCAGTGAACATGGCACTCTACACCCACTCAAAGAAATGGAAAGACCTTACGGATGAGGAAATACAAGAATGCTTACAAGGTTTGCCAACACAGACCATTGATGTTTACGCAAGACGCATCGAAGCCAAACTCAAGGAGAAGAACACATGACTAAAGACGAAGCCCTACGCGTGGCGCTGGAGGCGTTGGAAAAACTGTTTGGTATTCCTGATATGCGGACTGGAGAAAATGGTGGCGATGTTGCTGTATGGCGATTAGGCGGTTCATATCGGACGCAACAAGCCATCACCGCCATTAAGCAAGCCCTTGCAGCACCTGTGCAGGAGCCTGTGGGGTGGATAAGCAACAAAGACTTTGAACCCATCAGAATCAGGATTATGCAAGAGGCTTATGAACTTGCAGACAACAATGATCCTGAAGGCTACAACGCAATCAAAGTAATGTGTGGGGATGTTCAAAAAATGTTGTCACCACAGCGCACATGGGTAGGGCTGACGGATGAGGAGGTTAACCAGCTATACACACAGATTCAAGAACAAGTTGGCAAGCATTGGACTGACGGCGGCACCAGCATGATGTTCCCAACAACTTTGTATAAGGCTTTTGAAGCCAAACTCAAGCAAAAGAACGGCTACGCCGAGGAGAAGAACACATGACTGATGAAGAAATCCTGAGATACGCCGCTAAAGCTATGGGCTTTGCAGAGCCGCACAGTTACAGACCTAAATCAAACTCGCTGCTTTGGGTTGGCAAAGAATCTGGCGCAGCAATTTGGAGGCCTTTCGATGACGACAAAGAGGCTTTTCAAATAATGGTTGACCTGAACTTGTTTGTCTTTCATGGCTGGACCTATGCGCACGGTGAGGATGTTCCGCTCGCCAACGTGGTAGTGGATAACGCAGAGCAAACCGTGCCGTCAGGGGAGATTAAAGGCGATGACCCAAGAGCTGCTACACGACGCGCCATCTTGAGGGCGGCAGCTTCAATCGGAAAAGCCAAGGAGAAAAACACATGACTATAAGAATTTCGTTCTCAGACAAAACCGTAAGGGTTGCGGTTGAACTGAATGGCGGGGTTGAATCTTTAATTACCGAATTGCCCCAGCGTGAATGGGTTGGGCTGACGGACGAGGAGATTATTGATGTAAATTTGTCCAAAGTGAAAAGATTAATTGACGATCCTATTGTTTGCGACACAGATCACAACATTATTGAGCTTGGCAAAGCCATTGAAGCCAAACTAAAGGAGAAGAACACATGACTAAAGACGAAGCCCTACGCATGGCGCTGGAGGCGCTGGATGCGTTGTGCATCAATGACTACAGCGGGTATGAACTTGGAAAACGAGATGCACACCTTGTTGACAACGCTCTTACCGCCATTAAAGAAGCACTGGCACAACCAGAGCATGAATGGGTTGGTCTGACGGATGAGGAGATTGATAAATGGAACATTGTCGGACATGAAAGTTTGCGTGAATTTGTCAGAGCCGTCGAAGCCAAACTCAAGGAGAAGAACACATGAGACCCAAAGGCCCAGATAGAACGCTGCTGCACTTGTCGATCCCCAGCCACATCAGGCAGCGCCTGGACAATATACTGTGGGACCCCTTGGAGAACCGAGTGCCGGTGGGGGCTTACTCAAACTTCTTCATCGAGCGGATCGAGGAGTACACCAACTGGGACATGATCCCCTTGGAGCAGTTTGGCTTCGAGGAAGATGACTATGTCGCAGGCCCCAAAAACACCATTTTGAAACTTGAAGCCATGTTTACCAAGGCATTAGAAAGAAACTCATGAACGTCGCATCCTGCAACAGCTGCAAATTCCGTCAAGACGATGAATGCCATCGTTACCCGCCCCAGACCACTGTGGTCATGATCCCCACCAAGACCGCGCTGTCGGGTATGCAGCTCCAGCCGTCACCTGTGGCAGCCTTCCCCAACATCGGGGAAGACTCCTGGTGCGGCGAGTACTCGGTTAAGCTATCCCTATCATCTTGAGCGCGCGGCCCTGAACCTTTTCGGCACGGGCCAACCAGCCTTTGCCGAAGGTCTCGAAGGTGCTCAGGCTCTTGTAGTACTCTTCCTTGATGTCGGTAAACTTGTTCACCAGATCAATTGCATCCATCGAGGCGATGGCGGCCAAAGTACCGGGTCCGATCGACCCATCGGCTTCAACGCCGGCGGCCTCCTGGATGAACTTACGAGCGCGGCCAGGGCCACCGTTTACCGCAAAGTCGAACACGACATAGTCAACGCCTGTGGGCAGGTTGTCACCCTTGACAGCGTCCCAGAAGTTGGTCTGGTACAGCGGAGCCACGAGGTCACGGTTCAACTCGCGCATCTCTTGCTCGGTGACCGTGCGGCGTGACCAGTTTTCCCAAGTGGTCTTGGTGACGCCCAGGTTGGTCATGCCACCGGGGTCATGGCTGTTGTTGACAAAACCACCCTCGTCTTCGAGGAGGGCGGTCAGGCATTCGGCAAAGTTCTTGATCATTTAGGGTCCAGCAGTGAGTTGTAAGCAGCGATGCACGAGTTCAGTTTTTCGATGGCGGAATCGCCTCGTTCTGTAATGGCGACAAGAGCTTGAGCAGCTCCTGGGTCAATGTTGCAGCTTCCGGGGTTATTGGTATTGGCAGCGGTGGGATCACCGGACACTGGGCTACCACAGGAACCGGCGATTGACAGGCGGACAGCACCAGTGGAAAGATTATTCCGAAGCGCTTTAGCAGCTTGATCAGCCCTGGCTTGCGTGTCGGCCAGACGGCCAGAAATGTCGGTAATTGATTTGTTTCGTTCATTGGTGATCTCCTGCGCGTGTTGGTTGGCTGCATCGAGCGCGGCCTTAGCGACCGCACGTTCTTGTTCTATACCCTTTTGAGCATACTCGTAACCGCCAAAAGCACAGCTCAGACAGATGCTGAATGCGGCGACCCAGAAGTAGGGATTAAGTAGCATTTGGTTTGCTCTCCGAGGTACGTTCTTGAGTCTTGCCCCAGCTGCTCACACCGAGCACTGCGCCCATGGCCAAGTGAAACAGACCACCGTTTTGCAACGTCATGGGCTGCCATTCACGGTAAGCATCATTCACTGCTTGTGTTTCAAATTGTTGAACGTAGAAGTACAAGCAAGGCCCGAGCACAAAATCGAACAGGCAAATGAAACAATAGGTGAAGCCCATCAAACCCCGCCAGTGGCGAGACATGAACGATTCTGGACGTTTAGTTCTTGTGCTTGTGGCCATGTTGCTCTTTCTTCGCTGTTTCCACAATGTCAGACACGACATAGTATCCACCGCCAAACAAAACAATCAGCAAGACAATGACAAGAGCAACAATCATGAACTCTTCTTGTTCTTCTTTTTGCTTCTTGGCTCTGTCTTCAGCGGCTTTGGCGGCGTACTTGTCGTCCTTGTTCATTGCCGCTTCACGGGATTTGATTTTTTCCCAGACGTCAGCTTTGCCAGACATAAAAAAGAGCATCTGAAGCTCTTTCTCGATTGTCGCGGACTCCATCAGGGCAACTTCGATTTTCATCGCCAAGCCGAGGTTGGAGCCCCCGGCTTTCTTGCCCTCCACCATGGCCACAGTGGCCTTGTGCTTGGCGTCAAACAGATCCGCCACCATGGGCGCAAGCGAACCGACATCTTGGGCAGTCTTGGCCGCTTGCTTGACAAGCGAGACTGCTTTTTGGATTCCAGTTAGTGCAGCACCAATGGTGATTGGATCAATCACTTCAGCCTCCGGTCAGCTTCTTCACGAGTTCTGCTGCGAAACCAGGACCAAGTAACACAACAGCGCCAATGCCGTACAACATATACTCGATACGTTGCATTCTCTTTGCACCTTCAGCAAAACTTGCTTGGATGCCTTCATAACGCTCTGCACAAACTGCTTCATGGGTGTTTAGTCGGGCTGCGGTTTCTGTGATTGTCACGTCGCTCATCAGTATTTCCAATCGGTCATGTATCCGTGCTTTTTCAGCTCGGGGATTTGTTTCTTACAACGCTCCCCTACATCATCACGCACGTTGATGCTTTCAGGAATGTCGATCGTCTTGACTAAATCGTATGCTTCGGCGCAAGCCTCGCTGACCGTTTCGCCCATGCCGCAGGCCACGGCGACATAGTCACCGGCTGTCACGAGGCATTCGATCTCTTTGACTTCACCGTCGATCATGTGGGGGGCTTTGCCGACCATCACTTCGCACAGGTGAATGTGGTCGCTGCCGTCCAAGCCGTAGATGGGATAGCCGCTGTGGTCGCGGCCAGTGGTCTTGGACTTAGGGTAATCCCCAATAGGGATAACGATACCTGTGCAGACATCGTTTGAGACCTTCAGAGTATCTTTGCCCTCGAGAAGGTCACACATCCACTGGACCACGGAGCCTTTGTGCAGGGAGGTTTGGATGTTGAACAGTGGCCAGCCTGGTCGAGTGGTCCACTCAAGGGGCCGGGGCTCACCGTTCTCATCGATGATAAAGGCCAAGTCAACGTAGCCGCGGTGGCCCATGTAGGCCAGGTAATCCTCGAACTTCTTCAAGGTTTCGTTGAACAGGTTGGATTTCTTGACGTACTTAAGTACAGTGCCTTGCTCACCGGTGTTGCAGCCGTAGTTGCTGCTCATGAGCTTCTTGTGCTCCCAGTTCTCGCAAATGTGCTGGGTGAACCCGTTGGGTCCCATCCAGCCGCCCACGGCGACCTCGATGCCGGGCACAAATTCTTGCAAAATAAAGTCGAGTTTGTTCTTGCCCTTGGACTTCCAGCGCTCGAGCATGAAGATCATGTCGGCAGCCGAGGAGCTGACGTAGGAGAGCGCTTTGTCGGCGTCGCCAGAGGGCTTGGACACGTAGCGCTTGGGATTGGCCTTCACAAAGTCGATGGCTTCGTTGTAGGTCTTGAACTCTTGTGATGGCATCACGTTCAAACCACCGCGCTTCATGACCTCCATGCCGTAGTCACGGTCCAGCTCGAGCTTGGCTCCCAGCATGTTGGTCCCGAAGATCGGGTAACCGTCTTCGTTGAACTTCTCGAGGTCGCGCATCTCGTAGGCGTTGTCAGACAACACGATGATGTCGGCCCATTTCATGTGGGGTTGCCACTGGGGAACACGCTCGATCAGACCACGGGCGATCTTGGAGTGGTTGCCGTTGATCGGGCGAATCCACTGCTTCACTTCATGCCCTTCCAGGATGCAGCGAAGCCCAAAGTCAACCAGTGCGCCAGCGGGGTCTAAGAGTAGGATGTTCATTATTCAGTGTCCACCGTAAACTGAGTGACCCCAGCTTTTATCATCAATCTTACAGCATTCGACACTTCTTTCGGGGTCTTAGCGCCGCTCATGATCTCTGTGATTTTTTGATATTTCTGAGGGTCGGTGATCAAATGTTTCTTGACCTCTGGACCAATCGAGGTCCACAACGCCTTAGCGTCGGCCACACTCAGATCTTTCAGCGCGCTCGATGTCTCTTCCCAGAACACCTGACGTGTCTCAGGGGTTTTGGAGAAGTTTTGAATCTGACTCTTCAGTATGCGGCGCGACTCGGCTGACCCAGCAACTTCCTTGGCTGAGTTGGTCAGCAAAGTAGGCAATTGATCTTTGGCGCGCGCAACGAACACTTTCTCAGCCGCGCCTCGAGCTTCTTCTTCCCACCGTTTGCCGGTGGTGCGCTCGAGGTAGTCGTTGAATGTGGTGCGAATCTCGGCCTGTTGTTTCGGCGTGAGGTTGTCGAGCTTTTTCAGATCGTTGACCACCACATCGCCGGGCTTCAGGCTGCCTGCTTGCTTGAACACGCCACCATAGGTGTCGGCAACAAACTTTTGCGAGTTTTTGGGGTACGACGCGACAAGGTTTACAAACTCTTTGGACCGCGTGAAGTCCATGTTTTGACGGATCAGTTGGTCGTATTGGTTCTTAGCACCTTCGTAGACGGCAGACTCGGCCTTGTCGGCGGGAACACCGTATTGAGCAGCCAGATCCTGACGAGCTCTGGTCACGTTCTCCACGCTGCCAGGTTTGATGTTGGCAGCAGCGGGAATGCCGGTCTCAGCTTCAAGCGCAGCCACATCGACTGGGCGAGCTCTTTCAATTGCTTGAGAAACTCGGCGCATAGGATAAGCACCGAATCCAAACATCTTATGCGCGGCGATCTCGGCAACCATGTCTTTTGCCGAAGTAACACCCTTTGTCACCAAGTTGGTGGCAGCTTCACCCAAGAGCTTTTGGGCTGGTTTGACAAGAGCTCCGGGCGAAGGGGCAAGCATACCGGCGGCCATTTGAGTGCCAGGACCAAAACCTAAGTCTTCAGCGCCAGCTTCAAGTAACCCAGATATTGCACCAGTTCCTGCACCAACTGCACCGGTGGCCAAAGCGCCGGGACCAGTAACTGCACCGATGCCTGCGCCAATGACGCCGCCTGTCGCTGCCCCACCGGCCATTTTCCGCAAGTAATCCGCGCCTGTCAGTTGACCAGCTTTGGATGCGTCACGACCGAACAGCTGCTGAGCACCAACATTCGCTTGCTGCTGCTCCTTGACTCGTTGTTGAGCCATGCCGCGCAATCTTTCAATGGTGGATGGTGATGCAGCAGGAGGTCCGGCTTCAGCAAGCAAGGCCACCCGTTTGCCACCGGGTCCTGTGGCGGTCTGAGTCGCGGGAACCCAATTACCTCCAACTAAGGCAACTTTTTGGCCATCAGGACCAGTGGCGGTTTGTTCGACGGGTGTCCACTCATTTGCCATGATTATTTGTCCAAGGTAAAGCCTGTGGGCAATGCGGGAACATTGGCTGATTTATCAGTTGAACCTTTACCAAGACCTTTTTGTTTGATGTAGTCTTTAATTGACTGATTTTTGTTTTGATTTTCAGCTCTGGCAATATCTTCTGGTTCAAATGGAATGAACTGGTCAAATTTTTCAAATGTTTGTTTGACGATTTCTTTTTGTTCTTTCGGGATGGCAGGGTTGGCCAAGACTACATCGGTACGTTCACGAGCTTGAGCTTTGAGGTCGGCAAGCGTGAATAGTTTGGTGGCAATGCTGTCAGTGGGGTTCCAACGCAGCTTTTCCTGGTAAGTGTTGACCTGACCTTGAGATGGTTTGTAACCTCCCGCATCAATAATTGCAAGGGCTTGACCCATGTTAGAGGATGCGATGTTGTATTGACGAGCAACCGCAGGAGTCAATGCGCCAGCGATTGAGTTTAGAGGCGCGTCAAAGAACCCAGTGCTGGGTTTACGATACCCAAATGCTCCACTTGATGTAGAAATGGGTAGCTCCGAAATCACGCTCATCGAGCGCTGCAATTCTTTCGTCGCGCCAATGATCTGTTCACCGCGAGCGCGCTCTTGAGCAGATCCTTTGATACCGGGTGTAATCCCTTCATCGGCAGCAGCGGCTTGAGCTTCAAGCTCACCAAGTTTGCGGCTCTTGGCTCTGATCTGTTCCGTCGTTACGGTGGGATCACCGGCTTTGCGCGCCAGATTCAGTCGTTGAACTTCATCCTCTACTCGCTTGGCTTCGGCAACATCGTACTGCTCTTTGACCCGCTTGGTCGCGTCCAATGCAGCTCTTGCTTGAGCTTCTTGAGTTTGGGCTTGAACCTTCAGCTTTTCAACTGCTTCTTTTGATTGGGTAGCAACCTGCCTAATGATCGAGGGGAACTGAGGCGAGTCGATCAATTGCGAAGCACTCGGGTCATCCCTGTAAAAATTTCTCAACAGTGCTTTAGCATTCTCGATGGTCTCAGGTTTTTTAGGATCAACTGTAACCGCGACGTCATTTAAGAGTTTGGATTCTTTAACGGCACTTTCCAATTTTTCCCTTTGGGCAGTGGCTTGATCTTTAGTAAATGTGCCGAGCTCTTTGAAGCCAGCGTTGGCCTGATCTCGATATTGTTTAGCTTGATCTGGAAAACCCATTCGATCGAATAGGTCAGCAGCATTATTCAATTTGCTCACATTCTGACCAATTGTGGTTGCCATGGCTCCCAGGTCCATAGCACCACCGCCGCCCATAGCACCACCGCCGCCCATAGGAGCACCACCACCGCCACCCATGGCAGCAGGAGCCGGTGCGCCACCTGCGGGAGCCGGTGCGCCACCTGCGGGGGCCGGTGCTCCAGGAGCCGCGGGTGCAGCGCCAGGGGTTGCCAGAGCATTCATTGTGGCAGCAGGAGCTGGTGCACCCGTAGGAAACTGTGCAGAAACACCGCCACCAAGAGCCATTTGAGTCACTGCTTGGAGCTGCTTGGCGCGCTGGAGCTCCATCATCTTTTGCTGACCTTCGATTTGGCGATTGGCTGCCAACGCTTGGTAATCAGCAATTTGTTGTCTGACGAGTTGCTGATTCAGAGCACCCGTTGCCAGATTTTGTTCAGCACTTGCTCCGCCGTAAAACCCAGCCAATGGTCCTTCAAATGCCATGATCAGTCCTTAAAAGTAGCCGAGGCTGGACAAACCGCTGCCCGCGCCGTAAGCACCAAAACCTGCATTGGTCAGTGCGCCGAGTGGTGACGAGACAGGAGCTGATTCTCCTTGGAGTGTTGCCAGATTGGCAATCTGTCGTTGATAAGCCTGGCCACCGTAGCCAGCAAGTGCTGCGGCCATGTTGCCCGAGCCTTGGTAGCCTTGAGCAGCTTGTGAGCGTTGGACCGCTTGCAATCCAGCCTGATAACCGGGCAAGCCCTGCACACTCGAGGGGTTGGCCATCAGAGCTTGGAGCTGCTTGGCGTATTGCTGCTGTTGACCCAGTCGTTGTTGGCCAGCTTGGTACGACTGAAGACCGCCCAACAGTTGCAAGCCGCCCAGGCCAGTTTTGAGGTAATTGCCAGCAGGCGTGTTAGGGAAACCGCCACCGCCGCCACCGACACCACCACCGCCACCACCCACCAATGAATAGTTGGCTCCACCAGCACCGCCAAGGCTGCTCAGTTGACTTGTGAAGCTAGGAGCACCTTGGATGCCCAAGCCAGTACCAGCTTGAGGCAAGCCACCGGCCAGCGAGTAGTCTGTTGCGCCCAGTGCGCCAACATCTGCACCGGCTCCAATGCTGCCACCCAAACCGAGGCTGCTGCCTCCAAGATTGGCAGCTGTGATGCCTGTGCCGGCAGTGCCAGCACCACCAAGTCCAGCGAGTTGGGATAGGTAGGATACGCCAGGCAGTCCTTGAACACCGGCTAAAGCACCAGCGCCACTTTCGAGTCCACCCAGAGCGCCACCGCCCAAGTAGCCTGCACCAGCAGCCAAAAGGTCTTGTTTAAGGTTGCCACCGGTAGCGGCAGAACCCAGTCCTGCACCAAGAGCTGCACCAAAAGGACCACCGACTAAGAAGCCAAGTCCACCACCTACAATATCACCAAGCAAACTCATACGATTCTCCTATCGTCGGCACTGCCGACATTCTACCGAACCTCAAGGATTCGGCAACTGTTTATCCTAGCAACAAGATGTTGTTCGGCGTGTAATCCGTCATCACCCAGTTTGTACCGTTGGAAACCAATGTGCACCGGTCACCGGCAATGGCATTCAAAATCGCCGTGCTCGCCGATCCACCAGCAATTTGAACCACGTTCGACGAGGCAGATACCACCGTGTAAGCCTGGTAGTTTTGGATGTTCAACTGCCTGCCCGAGTAGCTCGAGGCTGTCGGCAGCGTCAAGGTCATCGTGCCAGCGTAGTTGTTGATAATCCACAGGTCCGTTGTGCCCACACTGTAGGTGCTGGCCGACACGGTCACTGGAGCACTTACGGCCTGTTTGTTGTTGAACGTGTTCCAATCGGTGCTGCTTAAATAACCATTGGTCGACGTAGTAGCCTGAGAAATGCTGATCGCAGGTGTTGTACCACCAGAACTCGAGATTGGAGAGGTTCCGGTAACCGATGTAACCGGAGCCGTACCATTTGATGCGGCTGTCAATCGACCATACGCATCAACCGTCAAACTGGCGTAAGTGTACGATCCAGCACTCACGGCGGTGGTGGCCAACGCCAACGTGGGAGTTGTGCCGCCCGTGCTGGTAATCTGACCTGACGTTCCGCTTACAGACGTAACATAAGTGCCAGCAGGTTGTTTGTTGTTAAACGTGTTCCAATCAGTCGACGTTAAATAACCGTTGGTGCTGGTTGTAGCTTGGGAGATGCTTAATGTGCCAGCTGAATAGGCTAAAGGAGCACTGACAGTAGTTGCTGCCAATGCCGTGCCGTTACCGTACAGCAAACCCGTGATCGACGTGGTCAACGTGATTGCTGGCGTGGTGGTGGCATTTGCTACAGTACCGGCAAAACCGTTGGCCGAGACAACTGACACGCTTGTAACTGTCCCTGTGTAGTCAGCACCCCAGGTTGGCACGCCACCAGTGACACGAAGGATCTGTCCTGTGCTGCCAATAGCCAGGTTTGACCAAGTGTTCGATGCAGAACCGTAGAGCAGGTCTCCTGTGGTTACCGTCGTCAGTCCAGTGCCACCATGAATTGCGGCAATGGCAGTTCCAAGCCACGAAACTGATCCTGAGATGCTGCTGGTTGCATTGAAGTTCAGGGTGGCATTGCCCCAGGACACAGTCGATGGGATGTAAGAATGGATGTCCCAAGTACCGTTTGATGTGCTGTTTGTCAGCAAAATAACGTGTGCCGCACCACCGGCCTGCAAGGCCAAGATCGAGGTTGTCCCGTCGTGCGCGTTGATCTGAACAGACGAATACGTGATATTGTTGTTGAAATAGTACGTAGTGCCTACTGTCAACGTAGTGGCGTCGGGCAGATTGAACTGCTGCGACTGGGTTGTCCCGTTGACAGTTTGATACTCTGCCGAAGCAACGGTCATGCTGATCGGCGTCGACGAGGATGTCGTTGTTGTGGTGTTCGGTATAAAGTTGTTGGCGTATACGTTTTGACTGCTGTCTCGCAGAACAACAGAATTAGCGCCACTTGTGCCATAACTCGTGCCCCAAGCCGATCCAGTCGAGTTGGGAATGCCAGCACCGGGATAAACCATGGGTGCTGTGTTGGCGATGGTTACTGCGGCTGAGCCGTTGTATGAGCCACCAGAAAGTCCAGTGCCAATAGTAAGGGCGTAGGGAGCCGCGGCAGTAATTGTTCCACTGCCACCCAAAGCAACGCTAACACCATTGAACGTAACGCTAGAGTTCGTAAGCTGACTGTTCGAGATGCCACCTAGAGTTCCTCCAAGCGTCAAACTACCCGAAGTGGTCACTGTACCGGTCAGTGTGATGCCGTTGACAGTGCCAGTACCGGACACCGACGTAACAGTGCCAGATCCCTTGCTGTTGAACGTAGTCCAATCGCTCGAGGTCAGATAACCATTGGTTGTTCCATTGGCCGCAGCCATGGAAATGTTGGGAGCTGTGCCGCCTGACGATACAACAGGCGCAGTGGCCGTAACCGCGGTCACCGTACCGCCACTGCCTGAAGCACTTAAAGTGCCACCGCTGAATGTTATGCCCGAGCCAATGGTGACGTTGGAGAACCCGCCAGTCCCGTTGCCGTACAAGATCGACGTGCCGGTGGTCACGTTGGTGTTGGCGATGGTAACCTGGTTGGTCCCAGTGGTCACCGAGATGCCAGTGCCTGCGAGCACCCCAGTGGTCGGCAGATAGTTGGCAAACTGAGTCTGCGTCAGGTGGTAGTACTGATTCGACTGACCACCTTGAAGCCCGGCCAAGTTATTGTGCTGGATCGTGTTGCCAGCGCCGTTCTGGTTAATGTACTGCGTGAGGTCGAGGAACCACTTGAGCCAGATCGGATTGAACTGACCTTTGTTGGTTTTTTCGTCAACATTAACCGGATCGGCGTAAGTTGGTGGCGGCTGAAAGACGGTTGGGTTGCTCATAGCGTCCCAAGATCGATCTGCATCTCCACAGCCTGGATGCGAAGCGGTGCGCTGGTCGCCTGCCTAAAGTGGTAGGCCCGGCGACGGAATGTGCCGCAGTCAGTCAGCATAGGACGAGTTTTGCTCATGTCCACCGTCCTGAAGTTGCTCCAGGTCTGGTAATCATCGTCCGAGTAGCGCACTTGCACCACGCTGCCGTTGGTCTGGTCGCCAATGAAGTCCATGATCTTAATGTACTTGCGCTTGCGAGTGCCGCCGTCATAGTTCGGGGTGTACACGTCAAACGTGATGGTTTTGCCATCGTCGGTCGTGTTGGTGATCTCTAGCTCGTACATTTTGCCGTTGGTGGCGTGCTGGAAGATCGCTTGGTTGTCCGACACCGTGTAGGTGGACGAGATAAAGGGTAGGTAATTACCCTGATAGTCGGTCCACTGATACCACTGACGACTTGTCAGATCAAAAACCAAAGACAAGTTGGAATTGACCAAGGTCACGCAGTAGAACCGGTGCCCACCGACCCGAGCGCACCACGAGTAAACAGTGGTGTAGTCAGCCTGCTGTAAGAGCCGGTCAATTGGCGGTGTCGAGATCTGGCTGGCCTTCAGGTTGTCCATCATGTAGACCGAGTTGCCACCGTCTTTGGCGCTCGAAATCCAAAAGAGTGACCCTTCCATCGATGCCACGCTGCCAGCGCTGCGGCAGCCGACACTCAGCTTACCGCCCTGCACGGGACCCAGCGGTGAGCCTGATGCGTTGCCAGCGTCGTAGAAGATCTCGATCGAGTAGCTCTTCATAGCGATGATGTAGACCAGCTGCTTGGCCAAGAACACAGCAGGGTCAGCCTCGATCTGCGCCACGAGGTAATTGCCATCGGGCCAGACTTGCGGGTTGTTGGTGTCAGACGACCAGATGGCCGCCTTCTTGGTCATCACGTTAATGTAGCCATCAAGGTAAGTCACGCCGGGAACCTGGTTGGTCGGGAAATTGGCGCTGACGGTGATGGGCTGCGCCGTGCCGGTGGCCGTGGCGCTGTTGTTTAACGTGACCTGTGTGCTGCTGTCGATCGAGGTGATGTAGGTTAATGCAGGCAGGTTAGCGCTGACCACTGCCATGCCCACGGTCAAACCGGTTGTGTTGGGGCTGATGGCAGTGATTTGAAGCGATCCGCTGGTCGTTGTGCCGGTGACATAGAGATCAGCAGTGAACGAGATCGCTGTGCCGGTTGCCGTGGCTGCGGCGCTCAGGGTAACTGTTCCGCTTCCCACACTCGAGATGGTCGTATTGGTCGGCACGTTTAGACCATTGACGCCTTGACCGGCCACCAAGCCTGTGGTGCTCGAGACAGATGTGATGACGTTTGACCCGCTGGTCGTGTTGCCGGTGAACATGACCGTGGTGGTCAGCTGGATCTGCACCAGACCGTTCAGTGGGTCGTAAGTGTAGCCGTAGGTTCCATTTTGGAGCACCAGCTTAGGCGTTGCACCCAAGCAGGACGCGAATGTGTAGACACCGGACGTGTCGACAGTGCCAGAAATGGCCACGCCGTCCTTGTACAACTTGTTGCCAAAGATCGTGTAAAGGCTACCGTTCCAGTTGTACGAGCCCAAGCCAGCAGCTGCTGTGGAGATGCTGCCGGCCGCGTAATAGGAGAACCCAGGGCGCTTGTAGACCTCAATCTCGCCGCTGGACCCTTGTTCCACGTAGCCATTGATAATTTTGGCGTCGCGGTCGGTGGTCTCGTCCCGGTTCGAGGGTTTGACGGCTAACGGCAAGCGTTGTGGTTCGCCCATCACTCATCCTTATCTGAAGCTCGACACAGCGTAACCGGTACGCTGATCCGGTGCGAAGCTGGTCGGTGCATCTTCCACGTCCCAGTCCTCGAGCATCATGCGGAATTGATTGGCACGACGCTCACACCGGTCCATGATAGCCTGTGGCTGACCAGTTGCCAACTCATCCGCGAGACCCCAGCGCAGACCCATAGCCCACTCAGTCGGGAAAGCCATGTCGTCAGTCAAACTGACCATGTTGGCCACTTGGGTCTGCGTGACAAGGTGAGCCTGGCCGGTGGCGGCGTTGGCGTCAGGAATCAGCCAGAACGAGACCTGCAACTGGTACTGCTGCTTGTTGACGAAGTACGAGTTAAGCTGGCCCTGCTGGTTGACCTGGGACAAGGTGACCCAGTCGTGCCATGACAACGGGATCAGGGGGCGGCGCACTTGGGTCTGGTCGATGTAGTACGACTCGATAATCCGAGTGGGCTTGGTCAGGTAGCCCGAGTTGACGCTGCCGTTGGGGTAGGTCGGGGTGTAGGTGGCCTGGCCAGGGATCAGCGTGATGGCGATGTCCTCGATCAACCAGAGCTTGAGCCCCTGCGTCTGCCACAAGTTGGCTACGTCATTCATGCGAGTCAGCCCATCGGCGTATTGCTCGCTCGTGGGCTGGTCGCCGTCTTGAATGAGCCCGGCGTCTTTGTACGCCATGCGGATGATCCGCTGGGCCGTGAGGTAGTTGGTTTGTGGGGTAGGGGTGCTCATAGTACGACCACCTGTGCGTTGACGGGAACTGCTTGGCTGAACGTGATTGTAGTGTCGTTCGTTCGAGTGTAGCTTTGCCCGTAGATCTGGAAGATCCCGTTGATGAACACTTGACCCACCACAGTCGAGGGCACAGTGAATACAGTCTGTCCTGAAGTGGCCGTAAAAACTGTAGGAGCGGTAGATCCGCTGATTGCCTGAGTCACTGCGTTTAGCCACGCAGCTGACACCGGGGGTCCTACAAGATCAACGTACGTAACGGCGAGTGGGTTGCTCATGATGTTGTTTCCTGTTTAATCCAAGGCAGAGGTGGGTTAGCAGCGATAGCAGCCAGTTGACGAGCTAATTGACCCGCTACTTGGGCTTCTGTATCTGGTTGCAGATTAGTCGTAATTGTAGTTGTTTCATTGGTAATTGGGTCTGTTACGCTATACGTTACAGGCTCAAAGCACCAAGCTAAGACTTGAGCTTCTTGCAGGTCGTTGTAAGCCGTAAATGGATTAGCTGGCTCACCTAACTTAGCTGTTCCAGCAGCCGCAGCGGTCAGGTTGTTAACGTCATCCGTACCGACACACATCCAATCGGCATAGATCACCACATTGGTTTGCCCATTCACCGATGGGGCAACCGTCATCTTAGGGATTGACCATTTGTAAGTGATTGCCATATCAATAAACAGCGTAAATGTTCAATTCTTGCAAAAAGATTTGATGACTACCATTAGGCACATCAATCTGGAAATACAAGTTATTACCAACACTAGATGACGCATTTACCGAATAATAAAAATTCTGATAAGTGCTTGTTAAAGTTAGTGGGCTAACATTCAATAAAGTAGTAACAAAAGTTGAATTGGAATACAAGTTCAAATCAACTGTGCAATTCAAAGAAGCTGTGCTTCTAGCAACAAAGTGAATAATTAAACTTTTTGCGCTATTGCCGTAAATGTTGTTAATTATGTAACTTGTTGTGCCGCTTCCACTTGTAGTAGTAGCAGTAATTGCTGCGTTTGTCGCAGAAGTTGAATCGTAAACGTCTGAAAAAGTATTTGAACGATTGTTGTAATTTGTTAAATACTTGTTAGCAGCATTTAGGTTCTTTGATTGCAACAAAGGCAAATTAGAGAATGGAACATCACCACCAAGAACTGTGTTGTTTACAGCAGTTGTAGTGTATTGGTAATTGTTTAACTGAATAGATAATGTATCGCTTGCGCCAGTTACAAACGTGTTGTTAGCAATTGTCATTGCTGTGTTGTTTGTAGTACCGCCAGCAACATACATTTGACACAAATAATCACTACCTGTCGATGGATTATTCAAATAATTGTTTTGGTAAACGTCAGAAGTAACGCCAATAAAAGCATCTGCGTAACCATTATTAAGTGAACTGTTTGCAGTAAAAACAGTTCCAATGTTTGTAATTAAAGGAGAAGTATAAGTTTGATTGCTGTAATTAGTGCCATAACCAGTAGCAACAGAACCCCAGAATTGGGCGCTATTAGCGTACTGTGAAGCACCATATTCATGCGACAAAATGCCAGAGTTTCTATTGCTTTGCAAAATGTTGCCAGATACAATGCAATTAACAACGCCAGCCACTTCAATACCATGCTGATAGTGATATGAGCAGTTGTTATTTTGAACAACCAAATTGTTACTTAATGAAACAGTAACCCCAACATCGCCCCAAGAATAAGACGAATTGTTGTTTGAAATGGTCAAGTTAGAGCAATACAGTTGCGTTCTAATGCTTGATAAACCACCATAAACATAGTTGTTGTCAATCAATGCACCGTTAGTTCTTTCGATGCGGATGCAGTCGCCGCAAGAGCTTGTGGTTGTTGATTGAATTACACGGCAGTTTTGAATAACAACATTGCTGGCAAAGTAAGAAGCATTGAAGTTATCAATGTTGCCAGTTCGAACGCAATGCCCTTTGGTGTTTGTAATTGTGCACTCATACAGTTCCATTGAACCGATAGCGCACCAAACCAAATTGTATGTTGCATAAGTGGCTGTTTGATTTGAGGCATTGCCATCAATTGTCATGCCGTAGATTTTGAATGTGTAAGCGCCTTGTGCGCTAATGATGCCCGAGCCGCCAACATTTGTCTGTGCGCTGTTTGCTTTTTGTAAAAGCGTAGCACCGTAGCCTTGCATAACAACATTGTTGTTAATTGACAATGTGCTAGTTACATAAGTTTTAGGCGGGAAATAAACAACTGAACCAGCGTTCAAAGCCGCTTGAATAGCAGCGGTGTCATCGGTTGTCCCATCGCCAACAGCACCATAATCTAGCACGTTGATCGGTGCGCCCGTTATCATTGAATATGATGCTTTAGTTAAAGACATTTTTGACTTTCTTTAAACGAGGTATGTAAATGACAAGTTAAACTGTGCGCCAGTTGAACCAGGGTATCCATTGTTATAGGTATACATATAAAACAATGTACCGCCATTTGGCCCTTGGATAATACAAGTGTTACCAGTAACAGCAGATTCATAAACTGCGCCTGATGCGCCATTGCTGCCAATTGTGAACGGCAAACCAGTAACTTTCAAATAAAGGCCACCAGTACCGTTGTTTGTGATTTTAATGTAAGCACTAACAGTAACTTGATTGCCAACCCGAGTGTATCCACCAGAAGTAGATACAGAAGTAATTGTTCCAGAACCCGAAGTAACAGTAGGCGTCCAAGTGCCTTGCTCATACCAAGTCAAATTCTGGCTTGTCATCCCCGCTGCGGGAGTGTTGGCTGTGAAGTTGATGCCTTTACCTGCTGTGCCTTGGACTACGTTGCCTGTAGTGAAAGTTATATCCCCGTTAGCACTAACAGTAAACTTAGAAGTCCAACCGCCACCAGCGTTATTGTTTGTCCAAAGTTCAAGCCCAGAGCCTTGCTCCACAGCAACAACCATTGAGTTTGTAGTGCTTGTGTTATATCCAAGAT